TAATTCTTCTGAAGTTTATCGTATGGCTGAAAAATTAGGAATACCAAAATCAAAAGTATTTTTTACAAATGGTCAATATAAATGGATGACTATTAAACGATTGGAGATTGGAACTCATTACGACAACAATCAAAATGAGATTGAGTTAATTAAAATAAATACGGATTGTAAAGCAATAAAATTTTGAGAGCAACCGACAAAGAATTTTTTGATTATGAATTAAGCATTGGAGTTACTCCCGAGAATCCTGACTATTTTAATTTAATGGATGGAGTTGCTAATATCATAAAAAATTATTCAAGGAATATTATTGAGATTGGCGCTGGGGTGGGAACGTTAGGGGAATGCTTAATTCAAAAAGGTTGTAATTATTATGGCATTGAGCCAAATAAATATCATCGAGATTTTGCTTATTCAAGAGGAATTATATTATGTGATTTAGGAGATTATCCTAATCATTGCCAAATGATTGTAAGCATTGAAGTATTTGAGCATTTAACCGATGATCAAATAAGAGATTATTTAAATAATATTGAATGCCAATACTTTTACTTTTCTTCGACTCCAGATAAAACAACTGAAGAATTTGATCAATGGTGGGGGCATATAAATTTAAAATCTGAGGATGAATGGATTAAATTATTTTCTGAATTTGGATTTGAATTAGATAAAAAATTAACAATACCGACCAGTTGGTCTTTACTATTTAGAAAATAATGGCAAGATTAGTGAAAGATATTGACCAGGAAAGATTGCTTGAATGGGCAGATGAATATATTGATTATTGTCTGAACTCAACTAAGGAGGTGGCAACGGGTGCTGGAGTTAAGATAATTCGAGAGCGCCATCTACCAACGATTAGTTTCTTTTTATTGATATGGCTACCAAGACAAGGCTTTGAATTTTATTCAAGAGCCACATATTACGAAGTTCTTAATAGAGAAGACCATCCTTGCCATAAAATAACCAAGCAGATTGATGAATTATTTAGAGCATTGGCAGCGGATGTCGTGGCTAATGAAGGCAAAGGTATTTTCTATGCAAAGAATCTTTTAGGTTGGACTGACCGAGCGAAGAATGAGGAGAAACAAGAAGTTATAATAAGTTTTGCAAACGAACATAGTACTCCCGAAACCACACAAGAACCAAGCTAAAGTCTTAGAATCTAAAGCAAGGTTTAAAGTACTCATGTCGGGTAGGCGATGGGGCAAATCACTTATATGCCAGGTCATCACTTGTATTGAAGCGATGCAAGGTAAACGAGTTGCCTACATTACTCCCACTTACCAACTTGCCAAAGTATTCTTTGATGAACTTGCAAGGCTTATGCCAAGCAATATCGCAGTGCCTAATCGTAGTGACTTAACTTTTAAACTTATTAGCGGAGGCGAGATTCGATTCTTTACTGGAGAACGATTGGATAATCTTCGTGGTTTAAAATTTCACTATGCCATTATCGATGAAGCTTCGTATATTCCTGACTTAGAAAGTGGATGGCAAAACTCAATAAGACCAACCCTAACGGATTTTCAAGGCAAAGCAATATTCCTATCTACTCCAAGAGGCAAGAATTATTTCTATTCTTTGTTTTTAAATGGGGTAAATGCCAGTGCAGATTGGGAATCATTTAAATTTAGTACCTATGATAACCCATTTATCCTAACATCTGAGATTGATTCTGCTAAAAAGGAACTGCCAAATGTAGTATTTGAACAAGAGTACATGGCTAACCCAGCAGAGAACGCTGCGAATCCATTTGGAAGCGAGGCAATTCGTAAGTGTACATCAGATATTTCTACCAATATTGTGAAATGTTACGGAGTCGATTTGGCAAAGTACTCAGATTGGACGGTAATTATCGGTTTAGATAATAGTGGCAATGTGGCTTATTATGACCGATTTCAGAAGGATTGGGCAAGCACTCAGAACATAATCCGCAATTTACCAAAAGCACCGATGTTAATTGATAGCACTGGAGTAGGCGATCCGATAGTCGAACAATTACAACGAGAAGGGATGGACATTGAAGGCTTTAAATTTACAAGCCAAAGCAAGCAAGAATTAATGTTAGGTCTTCAGGTGGCAATCCATCAGGAACGGGTACATTATCCTGAAGGAATGATTAAAAATGAGTTAGAAGTTTTTGAGTATCAATACACATCACACGGAGTAAAGTATTCCGCACCGACTGGATTTACTGATGACTGCGTTTGTGCTTTAGCATTAGCATGGCGCAGGAACGGGCAGATACAACTTTGTTTAATTAGCTATTTATAAATATGAACTGGAAAGATGTCACGGTATGGCAATGGCAACAAATTCAAAACCTACTTACAAAAAGGGAAGGTTTAACCGAGTTGGATATTGCAGTAAAGTCATTAGAGATTTTAACCTACCAAACGGAAGCACAAATTGATTCTTTAAGTATTAAGGAATTAAACGAGCAGTTAAAGAAAATTACATTTATTACCGAGTCAGCGCCTATACCTAAGCCAAACGATATAATTAAGATTGGCAAGAAAAGATATAGGTGCGTTTATGATATTCGTAATATCCCTTATTCAAGATATTTAGAAACTAAATTCTTTGGAGATGATATTATAAACAATTTGCATAAGATTGCAGCTTCAATGGTAATGCCTATGAAGTTGACTTGGCGAGGGTGGAAGGTTGCTAAGTACGATGCAAGTAAACACGAGGAATATGCTGAGGACTTATTATCAGCAAGCTTTGAATCGGTTTATGGTAGTGTGGTTTTTTTTTGTCAAGTATTCAGCGAATCGATAACGAGTTTAAAGGATTATTTGAAAGAGGAGTTGACGAAGAACGGGATGGACAAATTAGAAGCAGAGATAACGATAATGGCTTTATGCAACGTTATGGATGGATTTACCAGGCTACCATCATTGCCGAACACGAAAGAATAAATTTAGCAGATGCTTTTGAATTGCCAACGATTCAAGCATTAAATGATTTAAGTTATATTAAGGCTAAAAATAGCTTTGATGCAGAGCAAATGAAAAAGATATATGGCAAGCATTGAGCAAGCACAAAAAGCATTAGGCAAAGACTTTGATTTAGGAGGCGAAAGTTCTCAAGGCGCATTAAAATTAGATGCGGTTGAAAAAGTGATGTATGACGCTGCTAATAAATTCATTGGATTGGCTCAGCAAAGAATAAATGCTAAAGGGAAAGTTGATAGGGGAAATATGAGTGATATTTCCGTTTCAGCAATTAATAAAAAAGGCAATAAATATACTTTAACTATTGGATATGATGAATCAAATCCAGCAAGTAAATATTACGATTTTCAAAATAAAGGAGTAAAAGGATTAAAAAGCGGTCAACCAAATTCGCCTTATAAATTTAGAACATTAAAGGTTTCTAAAAATATGGTGGAGGCAATTCTTCAATGGTATTTAAGACATAAGAATTATATTAAAAATGAAGACCAACGAAAAGGATTAAGTCCCTTACAAATAAAAAGAAAAACACTTACAAATGCTATTGACCCCAAAAAGAAGTTATTGGCAATAGCTAAAAATACTGCTAAAAGAATTAAAGAACGAGGCATTGGAAGAGTAGGGTTTTTTGATGACAACGAACAAAAAGCATTTGGAGAAGATTTTAAAGCAAAATTATCACAAGCATTAGGACAAGATATAGCATTAACAATAACACAAACATTTAAGAAATAATGGCAAACCTTATATATGTACCAGATTCATATACATCGGCACACGATGCTTTATGGTTTAGAGCAAATTTTGATAACAAATCGCAAGCAAGTTATAAATATGTATTTGATGTACAAATTGGTGGCACAACCGTTGCCACACTTAGAAATTATCCCGACTCAGGAGGGTATGGTGTACTTGATGTCGCTCCCATTGTCAGAAACTATCTTGGAAGCGGTTTTAACCCATCAGGAAGTTCACTCTTACACTTCGCTGGTTCATTCTTATTCGTTGACTACACGGTTAAATTTGGAGAAGAATGGTTAGGTCAAGAACCAATATTAAATATTGCAACAAGTAATGAAAAAGGTTGGAACTATTCTTTAAATCCGTTTAGAGTTTCAATAAGTACTTATGCAAATAAGTTTTTAACGACACGAGATAGAAGTGCTGGCGAAGTAATGAATGGCGAAAAGTTTTATATTACTTATTTCAATGCCAACTTATCAGCAGTAACGGCAACAATTCAAAAGATAAATGAGGATGGTAGCAATAGCGGAAGTCCATCAACGGGAAGCACAATTTCAAGTCTTTCTTCTTTGCTTTTAGATTTAAGTCCTATGGCAATTAATTCGTATTTAGGTACTTCATTTATCGCCTCCACGACATACGGATACAAAGTAACAATTGGCTCGGATACAATGATAATGAAGCAAGTGTGTGCGCCAAGATTTACTCCAGTCAAGTTAGTATTTCAAAATCAATTTGGAGGTTATGACACTTATGCTTTTCGCTTACTTTCTCGCCAACAAAAAAGTTTTAAAAGAACGACTTATCAAACTGCTGAATATCAAAGGAGCGGAACTTCTATGGCTTTTAAAAATAGTTCGGGAGTTCATTACGGTGGAGTGCAAGCATTATCCACTCAAATAGATTATAGTTACCTTGTGACAAGTGATTACGTATCGGCAATAGATTATGCGCTTGGTGCTGAGTTGCTTGCTTCTAATGAGGTTTATTTACATATTACGGATGGAGGTTCAGAGGACTACTACCCGATTGTTATGAAGGACACAAATTGGCAAGAGAAAATTAGCACTTCGGATAAAATATTTAATTACCAATTACAATTTGATTTAGGGCAAAAACAATTTAGCCAATTTAGATAATGATAACCGAAATAATAATTGAACAACAAAGGCTCGATTTATTTGAAGATATAGGAGCAGAACTAAACTATGCAATCGATGACATTAAAGACTTTTCAGCGAGGAATACAAACTATTCTAAAACGATTAACGTACCTGGTAACGCAAATAATAATAAAGTGTTTGGTCATATCTATAATTTTACCAGTGGTAATATTAAACTTACTCCTGAAAATCCTGAAGATAAGTTACCAAATGTTGGTTATAATTTTGACCCGACCAAGCAAGCAAATTGTCAGATATTTGTCAATAAGATTCAAGTATTTAAGGGAGTTATTCGCCTTTTGGAGATAACTATTCAAAATGGAGTTATTGAATACCAATGTGCAGTATTTGGAGAGTTAGGTGGATTTGCTTCTGCAATCGGAAATGAATTGATTGAGGATATGGACAACTTTAATAAGTACGTACAACAATGGAATAAAAATACGGTTGTTAACTCTTGGGATGCTTCAGGTGTCGCAAGTGGTTTAGGCATTGTTTATCCTTTAATTGATTACGGTAATTGTAAGCACGGCACAAAAGATTGGCATTTAGATTCCTTTAGACCTGCATTTTTTGTGCATGAAATAATGGATAGTATTATTACTAATTCAAAGTACACGTATACATCTGCCTTTTTTGATACTCCTTATTTTAGAAGTTTAATCATTCCAAATAATAAAGCAAATCTTGAGCAATTGACACAAGATTTATTAAGAGTTGCAAGCAATACGGCTTTAGATAGTGGTTCAAGTTATGGTACTGCTGGAGATTTGGTATTTAATGTAATAACTAATTTAGTTTTATTTTCAAATACGGCTAATTCATCTTTTACATTTATAGCACCAGGCACAAATAATACATTAGGTAAAATTAGATTATCAGGTAGCGTATCATTGTCAAGACCAGGCACGATGACAATTAAATTGTATCAATCTGCGTCAATAGTTTATGAAGAAACTTACACTACTTATGTCGATTATCAGCAAATACCTATCGATTGGCTTGTAACTACTTCATTAGATTTAGGAGATGTATTAAGTGTAAATGCTACTTTTTTAGCATCTGAAACTTATGTGACATTAGACCCTGATTTGGTTTTGGAATTTGTTTCCGATTACGCTCAAAGTGCTAATGCTACTGAAGGAATAACATTAAACATGAAGCATTTATTGCCAAAAGGAATACAACAAAAAGATTTCTTTGCTTCAATTTGTAGGATGTTTAATTTATACGTTTATGAAGACCCACAAAAAACAACTCATCTTTTAATTGAGCCTTATATTGAATTTTATAGAAGAGGTGCTGGCTTCTTAAAAGTAAACGATGTAGGGGAATTATTATTGCACGGAGAGCCTGGCGATTCTACGGGTTTACTTTTGCTTTCTGACCCGATAGCCGATTCTATTGATTGGTCAAATAAGGTCGATTATTCAAAAGAGATTTCGATTAAGCCAATGTCGGAATTAAATGCAAGGTATTACGATTTTCTTTATACCGAAGACGATGACTATTACAATGAGGCATACAACAAAAAATACAATGAAACTTATGCAGATAGAAAAGAAGATACAAGATTTCAATTTGCTGAGGATAGGTCGGAAACTAAAATCATTTTTAGTCCAAGTATTTTAACTGCTTCAAGTGCAGATACTAAATTAAGAGCAAATTTATTTAAAGCAACGAATGATGTTGAAGAACGCAAAGACAATAATATCCGTATTATGTTTTTTAAAAAATCAACAAGTGATAGTAGTTACCATATAAAACAAGTCTACCCAGCTAATGGTAATTTAACAAGTCCAGCAATAAGTACTTATGGGTATGCTGGTCATTTAGATGACCCAATAGAGCCGACATTAGATTTAAATTTTGGAGCGCCAAATGAGTTTTATTTCAAGTTAACAAATCCTTATCCATCGGCTAATTTATACAATGCGTGGTGGGATGAATATTTGGCTGAAATAATAAACAAAGATAGTAAGCTATTAAGTTGCTATTTATATTTAACCGTTCAGGATATTCATTCACTTGACTTTGCTCAACTGATTTATATTGATGGCGCATTATGGAGGTTAAATAAAGTAGTTGATTTTAATCCAAGCATTCCCCAAACAACCAAATGCGAATTGCTTAGAGTTATAGAATTATTTTATCCAAGTTAAGAAATGGCTGAAAATGCAAAAGTAGGTATTGATTTAGTTGCAGACACACGAAGTTTAAGGTCGCAATTAAGGGAATCGGTACAAGAATTAGCAAGGTTACAAAATACTGCTGGCGCAAGTGCTAAAGAAATAGCAAACGCAGCCAAAAGAGCAGCTGAGTTAAAAGACCGTATTGGCGATGCCAAAGCTACCATTGATGCGTTTAATCCTGATGCTAAATTTAAAGCATTTGGACAATCTATTCAAGGAGTTGCGGGTGCATTTGCTGGAGCGCAAGGAGCATTGGCTTTATTCGGAGTTGAATCTGAGAACGTTCAAAAGCAATTGCTTAAAGTACAAGGTGCATTAGCATTTTCTGAAGGCTTAAATACTATCTTAGGCTCAATAGATGGATTTAAAAACTTAGCATTAGTAATTAAAACTCAGGTTTTACAAGCATTTACTACGTTAAGAGGTGCATTAATTGCTTCGGGAATTGGCGCATTAGCAATCGGATTAGGTTTATTGATTGCAAACTTTGACAAAGTAAGAGATGCGGTACTAAAATTAGTGCCAGGCTTAGGAGTTGTAGCTAATGCAATAGGCGATATAGTTACAAAAGTTACTGATTTTGTAGGCATAACATCTGAAGTTGATAGGGGATTAGAATTATATGCTAAAAATTCAAAGAATCGTAAAGAGCAATATGAAAGAGAATTAAAAGTTCTTGAATCACAAGGTGCATCTGAAAGGGATTTGTCTAATAAGCGAAAGCAAATAGCATCTGAAGATATTAATGTCCTTGAAGCTAAAAAAAGAAATGGAGTTAAATTAAGCGAAGAAGAAACAAAGAATTTAGCCAACTCAAAAAACGAATTAGTTGTCATTGAAGGTAATTACAAAAAATCGGTTTTAGCCACACAAAAAAAAGGGGATGATGAATATTTAAAAAAGCAAAATGAAAGGATTGATAAAGAATTAGCAAATGAATTATCACGAATTACAAGAATAAATGAACTTGCGGAAGCTGGCTTATCTGAAGAAGATAAAAAGATTGTTAAAATTAAGCAACAACTCGAAACCGATTTATCGCTATTTTCTGATAATGAAAGATTAAAAGTATTTTTAACGAAAAAAGCAAATGATGAAATTGACCAAATTAAAAGGCAATCGGGCAAAGTTGAGGTAAAAGAATTAAAAGATGTAAAAGATGTCTTTGATGTAATTCAAAACAACAAGCCTAAGACCATAGCATTAGTAACGAGTGCAATGGATAGGTCGATTAAAGCAAGTGCTGATGCTGAAGTTAAAATTGCTCAAATAACTCAAGAGCAAAAATTAGGTATTATTAGCAATGCTCTTCGTACTGGAATGCAATTAGCTGGAGAGGGAACGGTTGCTGGTAAGGCTTTAGGTATTGCAGATGCTACAATTAATACTTATGTTGGAGCAACTCAAGCATTATCTACTCTGCCTCCGCCATTTAGTTTTATTGCAGCGGCAGCAACCATCGCACAAGGTTTATTAAGTGTCAATTCGATTATCAATACTCCATTACCAAGTATGCCTGGAGTTAGTGATACAAGTGGAGGCGGAGGCGGAGCAAGATTATCCGCAGCGCCAGTACCTCCAAGTTTTACTCCTAACGCACCTACTTCATTAGACCAAACTTCTATCAATGCAATAGGTAATGTAAACGCAAGAGCATACGTTGTAGAGTCAGATATTACTGGAAGTCAAAAAAGAATACGGAGAATCGAAAACTCTGCAAGAATTTAAAAACAAATAATATGAAATTACCAATTTACCAACTTGAAATTAGTGAAGATTTAAACGATGACGTCGAAGTTGATTTTGTTGCTTTAGTAGACAGACCAGCTATAGAAAGAGATTTTCTAAAGTTTAAAGAAGACAAAGCTAAATTTGTTATTCAGTCCGAAGATAGAAGAATTGTTTCAGGCGCTTTAATGTTGGCCGATACTCCTATTTATAGGAACGACCAAAATGGAGAATATTACGTTACGTTTACAAAAGACACTATTGAGAAGATAGCACAAAAGTTCTTTAAGAAAGGTTATCAGTCAAACGTAAACTTAATGCACGATGAGGCTTTAGCAGTTGAAGGAGTAACTATGTACGAATCTTTTATTGTGGATTCATCACGGGGAGTAATGGCAATGAAAGGATTTGAAGATGCACCCGAAGGCTCTTGGTTTGGAAGTTTTAAAGTAGAAAATGAATCGGTTTGGAATAAGATTAAATCGGGCGAATTTAAAGGATTTAGTGTTGAAGGGATATTTAATTACAAGAAGGAAAAGCAACCGATGAGCGTAGAGGAATCGTTATGGTCTGAGATATGTTCGATTTTAGAACAAGTTAAATGATAAAGTATTAACAAATAAGTATTTATAATCAAACAATAGTAAAAACAATTTATGAACGTTTCAGAAGCAATTGAAAAAATTAAAGTTATGTTAGCGGATAATGCCGTTGAGCAAACTGAAGAAATTGCACCTGAGCCAGCGACTCAATTGGTATTTGAAACTTACGACCTTAAAGATGGTTCTAAGATTGATTTATCAGCTTTGGAGATTGGCGCAGATGCTATGCTTGTTGACGATTCAGGTAACTCAGTTTCTGCTCCCGATGGCGAGTATGAATTAGCTGATGGTACTATGATGACCGTTGTTGGTGGAAAGGTTGAAGGAATTGAAACTCCTCAAGCCGAAGCACCAACTTCAGAAGAAGCTCCTATGGAAATGGAAGTGGATTCTCAATTTGATGAAATGAATGCTACTATCACTTACTTGCAAGCCGAGAATGAGGCATTAAAAAGCAAGTTGGGAGAATTAGAAAGCAAATTTAATCAAGGATTTAGTGAAATGTTAAGCGTATTGGAAGGATTTTCTAAGACTCCAGTTGCTGACCCTATCCAAAATCCAAAAAACAATTTTAGAATCGTTGAGCCAAAGGCTGACAAAATAGAGCGATTCTTGGAAAGAGTTAAAACTTTAAATTAAAAATTTTAAAAAACAAAAATTATGGCATTTGTTGTAAGTACATTAACGGATTACGCCAAAGAAAACGAAGCTTTATTAGTAACATCTTCAGTTCTTGGCTCTAAAACTGCTACTTTGATTAAATCTCAAGGAAACGTTTTAGTTGGAGTAAAATCTTCAGAGAAAATTGGTATCATGGATACTGATGCTTTCTTTCAAGATGATAGCGATTGCGGTTTCAACGCATCAGGTACAACTACTTTCACTCAGCGTAGTGTAACGGTTGGTAAAATTAAAGTACAAGAGGCACTTTGTCCAAAAGGATTAGAGTCTAAGTACTTACAAAAAGCATTATCTGCTGGTTCAATGTATGATTCAATCGCATTCGCTGCTGATTATACTTCTAAGAAAGCATCTCGTATTTCTTCTCAATTAGAAACTGCGATTTGGACTGGAGATACTGCTTCGGCAAATGGTAACTTAAATAAGTTTGATGGTTTTGCTAAGTTAGTTGCTGCTGCTTCGGCTTCAGTTGTTCACGCAAACACAACTACTTATTACGGAACTCCTTTGGCTGCTTCTGCTGGTATTACAAGTGGTGTTGTTGTTGCGGTTTTAGACGCAGTTTACAAGGCTATCCCAGCGCAAATCGTTGATAAGGATGACGTTGCAATATTTGTAGGAAACGATGTATTCCGTACTTATACAATTGCATTAAAAAATTCAAATTTATTTAATTATACTTTTGATGGTCAAGCTACTGGAGAATTAACTTTGCCAGGAACAACTATCAAAGTTATTGCAGTTCAAGGATTGAACGGAACTTCTAAGATATACGCTGGTCGTATTTCTAACTTGTTCATCGGTACTGACTTGTTGAACGAAGAGGAGCAATTTGAATTATTGCATGACCCTTATGCAATGAACATTAAGTTCATGGCAGCATTTAAGTTCGGTGTGCAGTTTGCATTCCCTGACGAGATGGTTGATTTCATCTTAGCTTAATAATCTTACAAATAAGTTCGGGGAGTATCGCTTGGATGCGACTCCCCTAATTTTAACATTTTAAAGAAAAACAATTATGGCTTGCGCATTAACTCAAGGATATTCTTTGGATTGCCGTGATTCTTTAGGTGGAATAACAGAAGTTTACTTTATTGAAAAGGGAAATATTAGTGCAATTACTGAGGCTTCGGGTTCGGTTTCTGCATTGACTAAAGTAGCTGGAAAGAGATTTTGGAAATATGAGTTAGTACCTGGTACTGCTTCTTTGACTGAAAACGTAAACGCAAACGTTCAAAATGGAACGGTATTCTACGCTCAAGAATTGTCAATCATTTTAAATAAATTACAAGTAGCAACTCGTAACGAGATTTTATTGCTTGCTAAAAATACATTGATAGCAGTAGTAAAAGACAATAACGATAATACTTGGTTGTTAGGTCGTGTAAACGGAATTAACATCACTGGAGGTAACGGTGCAACTGGTACTGCTCAAGGTGACCGTTCAGGATACACATTGACATTCTCTGCACAAGAGAAGGAATTAGCACCAACGGTAGCTTCAGGGGTATTCTCTGCATTGACTACTCCAGGCTCTTAAGATAGTCGTTTGGTTGACGGGTAAGGGGGAGGCTGATGCTTCCCCTTTTTTTATATAAGAAATTTTGTTAATGCTATTTATATTTGATGATACATTTAATCAAAGGTCAAGTCAATAAAATAATATTAACATTAAGCGAGAAGGCAACTTTAACATCGCCTAATTATCTATTCTATTTTAAGTCAAGAAATACAAACGAAACGGTGGCATTTGTGATTTTAAACAATGCCGATTTATCTACTTACCCTGAAAGATTTAATGCTTTCAATATTACGGTAAGTTCTTATTTTGCAACTAAATTACCTGGCGAATGGTCATATCAGATTTATGAGCAAACTTCAACTTCCAATCTAATCCCATCACAAGCGACTTCATTGCTTGAAAGTGGGCAAGCAAGTTTAAATGACACAAGTCAATTTAGTTTTACTACTTATAGCAACCAAACAAACACTTACAAAGTAAGAGATATATGAGCAATCAATTAATGGTTTTAACTTTTGCGGAGGCAAGACAACCTGAATATCGGGAGAAGAAAGGCGAAGGAGAAGGTTACATTGAGTTCGGAAAAAAGAATGATTATCCTAACTACTTGGTCGATTTATACAATAAGTCTGCCAAGCATAATGCGATAAT